CTGCAGCACAAGAAGAAACTAGAGTCACTATAGATCCTGAACGTGAATTTGACATGAGTAATGTTGCATTATCGGGTGCTTTAGGTTTTGTTCCGGGAAGTTTAGTGGGTGCTTTCACAGGGTCTAAAAAAGCTATCACAGGAAACACAGCAGAATTATATTTAAAAAATGCGTTAAAGGAAAATAGAAAATTAGTACACTCTTCTTTTAAAAAACACACTATAAAAAATTTAAGAGATAAGGGTGCTATAGGTAAGATAACTAATGAATTAAATTCAAGATTAAAAAAAGTAGCCTTATCAAAAACAGCAGAAGAACAATTAAAGGTAGGTCGTAAGTTAAAAGAGGATCTAGCTCCAGAGAATGGCACTCTATTAAGTATAGATAATAAAATAATAGCAAATGTAGCATCTGCAGGTGCAGAAATAATAGATATGATAGGACCTAGGGCAGGTGTTATCAAAGGCACTAAAGAAGACTTGCAAGAAAGAGTAACATCTAGGATTGCTAGGGCATTTGCAGTCCCTAATGATAAAATGAAAGAACAATTAACTGAATCTTTCCAAGGTATTTTAAAAAAACATAATTTAACTGCTCAAGAATTTGGATCTTTGTATGCAGCAGAAATATCTGAAGCAGGTAAAACTCTTAGAGGAGCAAGAATAGACAAGGACTTAGTTAAAGAATTATTTAATGAATTAACTGAACTTGATAAAGGATTATATACTTTAGGTCGCTCTACAGAAGAAGCAAGAAATATGTTATTTAAACGTGCAGATAGGGGCAATTTTTTAAATTCTATAAACGATGGATTACAAGCATTAAATAAAACTCGTATTGGTTTAATGACAATACAGTTAGCGACAACTGTAAGAAATACATCAAACGGATATTTAAGAAATCATATTTATGGTTTAAACAATTTAAATGCTGGACTAATAAAAACTCTTGCCATAGCTCCTGCAAAAACAATCGCTGGTTTTATTAAGAATCCAACATTTAATCTAACTGACAATCAATTAAAACAAGCAGGTGCTTTTGCTGCCAAAGAAGGAGTAGCTGATTTACAAAACTTTTGGTCATCTTTAATAATGAAGGATATGGTTTTAGGATTGCAAAGCGAAGATACTGCTGTTTTAGTCAAAATGTTTAAAGACAAAAATTTAGGTAACTCTGATAAAGCAATGGAATTATTTAGAGAATTAGGGGACATAGGTAATTCTTCTAGAGCTTTATCAATGGGAGGCAATGGTTCTATAGGAACGCACAATAGTAGATTAATGCGAGGAGCTGCCTATGCGAACATACTAAATACCTATAGTGATAATATGTTTAAAGCTGCTATCTTTTCTAGAGAAATAAATAAGATGATAAAAATAGATGCAGGTAATGTATTTAAAAAGAATGGTATTAAAAATTTAAGTGATTTAGTGGCGAGTGGCAATATGCGAATGATGGATGAAAAGGCATTGGCACAAGGTATGGAACAAGCTATGGATTTTACTTATCAAACGGGTAGATTCAGAGGCAGAAAAGGTGGCTTTAATACACTAGCTGCTGCATTTATAGATGTTACAAGCACACAGTTAGGATCTACATTTGTTCCTTTTCCTAGATACATGGTAAATGCTTTTAGGTTTGCATATGAACATGCTCCTATTTTAGGACTGACAGATCTTGGAACTGGAATATTAAATAATTCTAGAATGACAGATAGAATAGCTAAAAGTCTAACTGGTACTATGATGTTAACTGCTTTCTATGGTATGAGAGAACAGTTAGGAGATGAAACAACAGGTGCATATCAATATAAAAATCCGTTTGGTCATGGGACATTTGATGCAAGAGCGGCTTTAGGTCCTTTCACACCATTTGCTGCTTTAGCAGATTATCTGTATAGATTAGGTAAGCCAAATGGATATTTTGAAAGAGAGCACGGATTTAGATTACATGACAATGAAAAGGTTTCTGAAAAAATAAGTATGAGAGACTTATCAAGTGCCTTAACAGGTGGTGCTTTTGGTAGAGCGGGAGTTAGTTTAGATTTAATGGATGGATTAGTTACTGCATTGACAAAAGAATCTAGTTTAGCTGAAGAGACAACATTAAAAGAAGTGGGAGCTAGGTTTTTAGGTAATTATCTTAGCACCTATACTGTTGGTGCTGGGGTTATAAAAGATATATATGCTATGGTTGATCCCGACTATAGACTTTTAACAGATAATACTGATGTAGAATTTATACCATACATGTTAAAACAAGCCACTAGATCGTTCCCTATGGAAGCACATGCAGACGGTGATGGTTTCTTTCAGAGACCTGCACAAACAAGTCCATATAAACGAGATGGAATACGAAACCATTTACCTTTCTTTAGACAAGTATCAGGTTTAACTCCTATAGAGCCTAGAAATAATGCACAAAAAGAACTAGACAGATTAAGATTAGATTATGTTGAAGTAGCTCCAAGAAAACTAAAAGATCCTGAAGCGAATAGAGATGCTAGACAATATACTGGTTATGCTTTGGATGGCTACTTGACCGAGTATATAAATAGTCCTGATTATCAAAGTTTAGATAATGATGCACAAAAGAAGAAGTCACTAAAAGAAGAAATAGCTAATATAAAAAATGAAGCATTGGCTTATGCATTAGGCGAACAGGATTGGGATGATATAGAAGATATACAAAGAAAGAATAGAGCACGTTTCTTTAGACTACGTAGTTTAGATAGAGAGATTATAGAGAAAAAGTGGAGAGAGCAAAATCCTAATCAAGATATACAGATGGATGATTTTGATAGATTGTTAGAAATAGCAGAAGAATTTGGATTTGTTAAGTAGCCACTAACCTTAATATACCCATCATAAGTGCAGCACATGCAACCCCATTCAAGACTAGTAATGCTCTATCATGCCAGAGATAAGCCATACCAGTTAAACAACCAGTGCCTACGCAGGAGGATACTAAATCGTAGAGGGGAAACACACCGACTGCTCTACAGACTATCCCTGACATGATGAACAATGATCCTGTCCATTTTAAGTACCAAGACAGATCATGAGTTGGAGTTATTTTTTGCATTTAACTCCTTTAACTTTCTTAGCGTAACTTCAGCAATAACTTCTATACGCTTTAAATTATCTATAATCTCTTCCATTCTTTTTGGAAAAGAGTTTTTCTTCCCTTCCATAAATTTTTTAGCTTCGTCTTCTAGACTCATTCCTTATTACCTGTTTAAAATAAGCAGAGTTATAACCTCTCTGCCACTCTCTATGTTGCATGGTCGTTGAAGGGAAAGGATTTACTTTATTAAACTTAAATCCTGTCATGCCCTGATTAAACTGCAACTTCAACGGTGCATCATACTTACCTAGTCCTCGCTCTTGTCTACTTAGTAGCTTTTTCTTTTGCTTCATTAGGAGCATCTTTCTCTGGGGGTCTCTCAAGATATTTTAATATCATTGATAGCCTATCATCATACTTGCCTACCTCTGCAATCTCCTTATCTATGGATGCTTGAATATCAGAATGTTCTCCAATACCCACCGATGTTCTTAAATAAATCTCAACGTTAGCGATATGTTTATTAATATTGCCTACGTAATAAGACTTTAATGCAGCTAGTAACATCTCTCTCATTTTATCTTCCTTCTATATCGACTATCTCACAAGCTCCTGCAACACATGCAAGATCTTTACTCCCGGTGGTTGTATCCTCTTTCTCAAATTCTTTTAACATACTCCAATCTATAGCAGTGGGCATTTTTTTTGTCAATTTATTATACTCTTTCTCTGATATATCTTGGTATGGTGCTTGTTTGTAAGTATGTTCACTGAAAGGTAAAAAAGATATACCTGATACTTCGTCAAAGTTTTCATACACCCATGCACCCACAGACATCCACTCATGTTCTTTTACAGATATAGTTACAGATGGTTTATGTTCACACCAATGCCTCTGAAAGATTAGCCAATAGTCTAACTGCTCAATAGCAGTCATTTCAGTTCTAGTAATAGCACCTTCGGGTGACTTCATGGGAAAACTAAATACAGAAACACTATCAGATTTACTCATATCAGGCTCTATAGGTATACCTACTTGTTGCATAAACTGTGTTAATGGGTCTTTATTGTCTCCACGTACAGTTCTGATATAATAAGGATTATGTCTTGCGTGAATACCACTAGCACTATCAACTAATTGTGAGACAGTTCCTGATGGCTTAACACAAGTAATAGCAGTTGATTGTGGTATCCCTAAATCTTTAGCTATCTTCTTATTTGTTTCTACTGCTACAGTTCTTAACTGCTCTAATACACTTTCTAATTCATGATGATTAGGTCTAAGTATAGGGCAATCAATTATACCTGTTAATGATACACCTAACAATCTTTCTTCTTCAGTGTTATCTTTCCATACCTTACGTAAATATTTAAAGTCGGTTAATGTTGATTGGAAAGTTCCTAATATTGTAGCCATGCGAACTTTTTCTTTTAGGGATTCTAAATCATCTGTAACTCTGCAAACAACTTCCGTTAGATTACAAAACTGATAAGGTCTAAGTATTATTTCGCTACAAGGATTACAACCAAATTGATGATCGGAATTACGTCTACCATTCTCCTCTACTTTCTTTTTAGCAGATTCTCTGTTAAATATACCACGTTCTCCTGACTTTGATTCATACAAAGCAGTCCATTCTCTCATGAACGTACCCATCTCAGGCTTGTCTTTATATGCAACAGAGTTGTTAGCTAGTGATCTTTGTCCTTCTCTTTTAATATTTCTTTCAGGTTCATCCCACCATTCTCCTGATTTTGCATGTCTCATTTGATCATCGCCAAGATTAGATAAAGAAATAAGAGCAGAACGTCTAACACCACCCACAACTACAACTTCACCTATCTTGCACATAATATCGTGACATTCTATAGGATAGAGTCTTCTGCCCTTTGCACCTTTGAATTTTTTAATACAAAAATTAAATAGATTCTCTAATGGAGCAGGTCCTGATGCTCTACCACCAAATGTTTTTAGTCTTGCACCCGATGGTCTTACTTGTGAAACATCCCATGTAGGTATTTGACCTACATAAAGCATGGCTATCATTTCTCTTAATGCTTTTGCCCATCCGGGTCTGCTATCTCCAACAGTTATAACTGTATCACTATCTTCAAAATGTTCATTGACAATAGGTAACTTATCTACATTTTCTCTTTCAACAGAGAAGCCAACACCAGTACCACACATTAATATGTACATGCATTCATCAAAGCTACGAGGACTATCAACAGGTATGTAACTACAATTATAACCAGCAACATGGCATCTATCTAAAGCTATACCTGCAGTCATCAAAGCTCTCATGCTAGGCATAACACCTAATGAAGTAATCATATCAGACATCTTTTCTTTTAATGCTTTTGTTACAACATAGTCATGCTTTGTTTTTAAATGTTTTTCCATGTAATCAAAATATCTGTCAACAGTTTCAATCCATGTTTCTCTACGTTCTTCATCATCTTTCCATCTAGCATATCTAGATAAAGCAATAAAGTTTTGATAATCCGTTGGCAAATAGTTGTTTAACATTTAAATCTCCTCTGTCGTTATTCTTAAATTGGTTATTTTTAAACCATCAACTTCATGTATTATATCTTTTAGATAATCCTCTATCTCTGCACCTAAATTACCATCAGCAGGTATTGGATATTCTTCGTGATCTACTTTTAAAGTAAGTATTATTCTAACTCGTGTCATCCCTTTTTATTTCTATTAATTTATTGAGATACCACAGTGCTTTTTCTAAGTCTTCCACACCATTTTTATATCTGTATCTCCAAACATATTTGAGGATATTACCTTGTAAGTAATACTCAGATCCACCGTCTGTGGCTGCCATTATAGCATCAATGGTCTCAATTCCTGCTTTATTATAATGAGGTGGATGATTAACCATATCCATAGTCTGCTTATGATCAGACTGTTCTCTTGCTTGTTTTGCTTTCATTTTCATGTACTCTATATGTCTTAACAATTGTCTCTCTTTTTAGTTTTAAAATTTATATAAATTATATTACTGTTTTTATCTCGTTTTACAAACTTTTCTTTTACAAAAGACTCTAAAAAGTTTTCCATTTTATTTAATAGTGTAGGATCTAGATCCATTATAGGTACGGAAGAGGCTACTAACTGTGATAGATGCATTAAACTAGCTCTGCTTTCATCATCTAACTTTGAATCAGGGTCTCCCTCTACTCCAGATCGGAAG